GGAACAGATTTTGTTTATAAAATTCAAGGTAAGGAATACAAACCACAACAAATCTCTGCGTTTATTTTACAAAAGATAAAGAAGGACGCAGAAGCATTTACTGGTGATAAAATATCAAAAGCAGTGATTACTGTCCCAGCATACTTTGATGACAATCAAAGACAAGCAACAAAAGACGCTGGTACAATTGCTGGTCTTGAAGTTATGACCGCTGATTCCGCTGGCAACAGTGGCACGGTTTCGCTTGGAGATGGCGATGATGTGGATCGTTACGTTACCGCTCAGACTATCGCTAACACCAACCTTGTTCCTATTCGCGCCCAAGCTGGTGCAGGGTCGCAAGGCACTACTTCTATCGGTTACGGTAATTATACCTCTGCCGACACTATTGACGTTGTTGTTGCTACGGGAGCCATTAACGCGGTTGTGCGTGTTTGGGCTATCGTTGCCGACTATGACGGTTTAGGTGATAACGAATCTCAGAAGGTTACGTTTGCCTAAGTTATATGTTGTTGTGGGGGAGATTAATTTCTCCCTCACACTTCATTCCTTTTTATTTTTTTAAAACAGCATGGATAAAAAATGGCTACATTTCTATCACTAACGAATAGAATACTTAACGAGCTAAACGAACCTGAACTTACAGCAAGTAATTTTACGAGTTCTAGAGGTATTCAGACTATCGCAAAGAACATGGTTAATAAAAGTGTTCACGATATCTACAATTCTGAAGTAGAGTGGCCTTTTATTCATAGCGATCAAACTGATTCTCTTACTGCTGGAACACAAGAATATAGCTTTCCTTCTGATGCTAGAAAAGTTAAGATGGGTACGTTTATTCTTATTCCAACTAATCTTATTACAAATGGCACGTTTGACTCTAACATTAATTCTTGGTCTACAACATCTGGCAGTCCTTCTCATTCATCGGGTGTTATGAGACTTAACTCCGCTGGTGCAGAACAGTCATTCAGTACTGTAGTAAATAAACAATATGTTTTAAGATGTCGTACATTTGGAGGCGATATTACTTTGAACATAGGAACAGGTTCTGGAGGAACTCAAATAGACACACAAACATTAAGTGTTGACAACTTAGGTGATGGGCAGTATCATGCTATTAAGTTTGCTGCTACAACAACTACAACATATGTAGGTTTTGTTAACTCTGCATCTGCTAACTACGAAGTAGACAATGTTGAAGTATCTGAAGATACGCCGCCAAGACAATTAAAATTTATATCGTATGAAGAGTGGTACGATAAATTTTCAGCTAGGGATTTAGACCCTACTCAAAAAGAACAATTTGGTACTCCTGAGTATGTGTACGAAACATTTGACGATAAATACGGTCTTACCCCTGTTCCAGACAGAAGCACTTTAAGCGTAAGATACGAATATTATAAAACTCACACTGATTTAGATGCACACGGCGATACTCCTGATCTTCCTTCACGATACGACGATGTAATTGTAAACAGAGGAAAGTACTACGTTCACATTGTAAGGGCTAATATGCCCGCAGCCCAATTATCTGAAAAAGATTATAAAGAAGGTTTATCCAGAATGAGGGTTGAACTTATTAATAAAAGAAATTATATATTTGCGTCAGGATTGCATATTTAATGACACAGCAAATTACTTCCAGTATTGTTACAGTTAGCGGTGGACTTATTCTTGATCAAGACGTTTACTCAATGCCGCCGGGAGCGGCTTCAATTTTAAATAATTTTGAACCGTCAATTCTTGGCGGGTATAGAAGACTTAGCGGAACTTCAAAATATTCTTCTTCTCAAGTAAACGGAAGCAACACTGTTCAAGGTGTGTTTGTGTATAATGATCAAGTATTTGCTATCTCAAACGGTACGTTAGCTCGTAGCGCAGGAAGTTCTTGGACAAATCTTGAAACAGGTCTTAATGCAAGCGGAAGGTATATGGGAGAAAGATTCAACTACGAAAATACGGAAAAACTTATTCTTGTAAATGGAGCAGATAATCCTCGCGTTATTTCTGGAAATACTGTTTCTACAATTACTGCAAGTGGTGTTCCTACAGATGCTCAACATATAGCTTCTTTTAGAAGTCATATGTTTTATGCAGGAATGTCCTCAAATCCGCAAGAAATAGTTTTTTCTGCACCGTTTAATGAAGATGATTTTGACGCATCGAATGGTGCTGGTTCTATTAAAGTTGATGATAATATAACAGGATTAAAAGTTTTTCGTGATAACCTTTTCATCTTTTGCCAAGATAGAATATTTAAGCTTACAGGAAGTGGATTAGCTTCTTTTGCTGTAGAAAATGTTTCTAGACGTATTGGCTGCTTAGATGGATTTAGCATACAGGAGATAGGAGGTGATCTAGCATTTCTCGGTCCTGATGGTATTCGCACAGTGCAAGGT